CTTGATGGGGTTCAAGGGCGAGCGAGTCTGGGATCACAAGGATGGTCTGATCATGAAGTTTCACGATGAGTATCGTGAGGATGAGGACTGCCCGTTCCAATACGAATGTTCAATCACAGCAGGATAAATCTATGAGAATAAAACTACACACCTACCCCGAAGGGGGGGCGAGCCGCATGGCTCAAGATGAGATCGTGTCCAAGCTAACGGACAAGGGACGTTTTACTGACTGCTATGTCGGAGAGTTGGAGCACGGGGACGAGTATCTACTCAACCCCAAGATGCCCCTGCCATCCA